GAGGCGAGTCCTATACCCAACCGCCAGACCTGACACTGTGTTGTGAACTGACTTTACGTCATATTGCATTGCCATTTAATTCTCCGTATCTGTGGTTTCTAACTTAGCAAGTTTGGTTTTTAATTCCAAAATTTGCTTTGTTTGAACAGCCACTAGACCCATAGCGTAATCTCTTTGTGATTCCAGAAGTTCAAGCATTGCCTGAACCTCTGGGTCTTTATGAGTCAGCATTAGGTTTGAGTACCGACAACAACCCAAGTTGGGCTGGTGATAGCACCGGTGTTGATATACAACTTACCAGCGGTTGAATCAACATACAGAGAACCCGTACCAGCAAAGTTGTCACCTGTGGTACCGTTAACTGGAGCACCTGCGTCAACCATGACTACAACGTCATCCTCCATACGGATATTGGCTTTTTGGTAAGGTTTAACGCCAGAAGGGCCACCACCATCAGCAACAGGATCTTGCATCTTTAGGTCAAGACCGTATTCAAAACCTGAACCACCGGTAGTTTGAGCCATCGCAACACCAAAAGCGCAACGAGCGGTAGTTAAACCAGAATCGCCATCCATGAATGCCATAACAGCGGCATCACCAGACAAAGTGTTGGTATTAATAGTGCCCATTACACCAGCCATTAGGCCGTTGTTAGCATATGTACCAATAACTGCGAACTCACCCACAGTACCAGCCATGTGATTAAAAGTAGTGGAGGGGGCAACAGAAAAAGGAGCGCCGCACTGGACACGCCCAAATACAGAGAAAGCCTCACCGGGAGTTAAATAAGAACTGGAACCAAATCCAGTGGTTGGCATAACCCGAGCATAAAAGCCCGAAGCGGCAGTGCCTTCATCAACTGGAATTACAGTACCAGTATTAATAGTGGTGGGAGTTAAGGGCTGTTGTGCGCTTGCATCTCCGCCCTGATAACCAGCCCGAACTGGGCCTGAAAAAGTAGTACGTGCCATGATAGACCTTTCGTGTAGTAGCACTTCCTCTTATCGTCTCTACTAAGTCTGCTAGGTCAGTCGATAAGAGTAAAAATCCTAGTTCCCACAGAATACAACAAGAGGGGGATTTTGCAACCCCCCTCCCTTACAACATTACGCTCCGGGCGATCCAAACATTCCTAATGGATCTGAGAAGCCAAACGAATAACGCTCACGGGCCTTGTAACGGACGTTGCCTGTGTCGAAGTCGCCGTCCATCGATGTTGCCATCGGGGTACGAACGAAGTGCTTCAGACCGTTAGGTACGTCAGTACACAAGAACCAAGCATCGGTATCCGTCAGATAGTGGTTAACAGTGTAACCCTCTGGGATAGAACCGTTGTTCTTCAGAGCGTTGATGTCGTTATCAGCCGTACCAACACGGAGTTCAGTCTCCAAGAGGCGGGTTGCAACGAACATCAGGCTGGGAGGAACAACCAACTTACGTGGTTTTGCAGCAATCAACAGGCCACGCTCGTCCGTCCAAGCAGCGATCTGAATAACAGCCGCCTCAAGGGAGGTCTCATTCAGGTCAGCCGGAGTGGAAGGTTCGTTGCTGTTAACGCCACCAGACACGAGAGGATGCTGAGTTGAGAACAGTTCGACGCCATCACCACCCGGGAAGGAGGAGTTGAAGCCGTTGTTCAAAATTGCAGCAGCCTTAGTCTGCTTGGTGTAAGCCATAGCACGAGCCAAAGCCTTAGTGTATCGACTAGACAGGGAGTCATAGAGGTTGTCCTCAATTGCCTCTTCTGTTAGGGAAAACCCTAGTGCAATGGTTTCGTGGTTGTATCGAGCAGAAAACGCTTCCTGTGCGTTGTCATAAGCGATGGCAGAACCTTCGTTTTTGACCGGCGCAGCAGAAAAGCCCGACAGTTTTGTTTCTTCTTCAAAAGAACGCTCAGAGGTCTCAGTTTCAAAGATCTCTTTGTGTTCTTCACCGTATTGAGCATACTCCAAGCCAAACAAAGCGTTTAAGCCCGGGAGCAACTCTTTTAGTAGTTGGGCACGAGAAATAGCCATTTAGTCGCTCCTTAAATGCCAGTTGAGTTGGTGTACTGATGCGTCCCGATATTTATCTTAACGATAAACTCGACGAATGCGTCAGCGCCGGTTGCTGTTTCTCTGACCACATCAATAATACGGATAGGTAGAGAACTTGCGGGATCTTGAGTTCCTTCATCAATCGCCACAGCAGAGTTACCAGTAGTGGTAGATCCGGGGTTTTGAATTAATGCAATGTTGTTACCAATGGCAGAAATGCCCATTGCGGCAACAGTAGTGCCAGAGGAACAAGAAACCACTTGAAACAACGTGTCAGGATCATCAGCAACATAGGCAAAAATCTTAGTGCCTGCCGCTACTGCCTGACTAGCAGGGTAAAACTGTTGAGTCTGAACTTGACCGGTAGAAGCATTGGTAAAGGTACAGCCCAGAAACACGCCATTGGGTGTTGCCGTGGTGGTTCCTGTGTCCTTTTCAATCGTTCCATCAGCCACACGCTTTACTAAATCGCCATAAAAAATGTTCGTTGCATAGCCGACGTTATTCGTCGTTGCAATTTGCATTAGGCGAGTTGACCCCGCAAAAACCTGACCGCCAATTAAATTAACGGGCTTCAGGCCATACGGAGCAGATACGGTTGGATAAGCCATATTAAACTCCTAAAAGGTTATTTACCATTTCCAAACGACGTTGTGGATTTTCTCTCCCTAAAGAGCGGCATCCTTGGGTCGTTCTCTCTCATAAAGTTATTGTCTACAGACTCCATCTGATCTCTATTTTTCTTTGAAAAGTGTTCTTTTCGTTGATCCATAAATTCTTCAGGGGCCTTGCAAAGCAACAATCCTGCGACCTCAATGTTGTCCTTAAAACGACTGTTGGGGTCTATTAACATCTGGAACTTGGGTTGTTCTTCAATCCTTACCGGCTCCCAGCCTTCCCGCAGTTTGGCGGAAATATTGCGTGGGTCTGCTAGATTTAAGGTTGAAACACGTACCCACCTATACGCATAACCGGGTTCTTTATCTGGCTCAGGCAGTGTTGATGCTGGTTGCCATGCCTTTGGGCGCTCGGTTTGTGTACGGTTTTGAAGTTCGCGTGCAAGTCTGTTTTCTGCCATGTTAGTTCTCCATAGTTTTTGCGTATTCCCGAGCATATTGCTCAGGGGTTAAACCTAATCGTTTCGCAATATTTAGTTGCGACTGTTTCAGCACTATCTTTTTGGAGGATGTGCTACGCGATGCCGGAGCAACCACTGTGGCAGGTCGATCAGTGCGCGTAACGGGCTTGCCGCCCCCGTTAGTCGTTTTAACTTCTTCTTCCTCGAATTGTTCGGGGAAGCGTTTTCGTATGGTTGTGTCCACACGATCCCAATATTCGTCAGTACCCACAAAGCCTTTGCCGTACTGTTTCTCTAATTTCTGATGCAAGCCAAGTGCTAGGCTTGTCATTTCCTCGTCTACACCAAACCACGTATTGCGCTCTTGCCACGCAAGCGTCTTTTGGTCGGGACGAGGCACTTGTACCTGTTGCTGCTGGTTACTATTTACTTCAATTTCAGGCGTTTGTAAAGAGGGTCTGTAGTCTTTTATACGCTGAAGTTTAAAGTTTACTTCTGATAGTTTGGCTTGCGCCTCTACCACCTTGTCGGAATCTCCGGCCTCGTATGCCTCTTTGTAGGCACGTTTAGCCATCTCCATCTCAAGTTCTGCTGCCCCTCTGGCTGTATCAAGGAAGGACTTCTCCCCCTCAGACAGCCTAGATTTCAGGCGTTTATTCTCTTCAATAGCGTTTCTGGCAAAGGCCAAAGCCTCTTCCCGCTCCCTTGCGGCCTCATCTTTAGCCCGACGCTCATCGTGCCAGACTTTTTTCATCTGCTTCAGGCGAGTCTTTACCTTGTCGGAATACTCTTCTAACTCGTCTGCCTCTAATTCTTGGACAATTTCCTTGGGAAGCGGCGTCCTGCCTCGATCTTCCTCCGGCGTATCGTCCTCAACTTCGATGTCAACTTCGGGTTTTCCCTTAGCCTCTGCTTCTTTTTCTGCGGGTTTACCCTTATCTTCACCTTCTACTTCAAACTCAAAATCATCCTTCTTCTGCTCTTCAGCCATGTCTTACTCCTATTTGCGGCTGATTCCACGGGGGTCTTCAACTACTCCCTCGACAGAATCATCGTTGATGATGCGGAATTCACGACCATGAATCTTGAGCCGTGTACCTGCGTGGGGGCGCACGAGAATAAAGTCCCCTTCCTTACACCAAGGCCCACTTGGGAACCTTGCGGCGTCCTTATAGCAATCTGGCCCCATCTTTACGACAAAAAGAACCGTTGTGAGTAATTCTTCGTGCTGAAGGGTCAGGTCAGATTTAAGAATCCCGCTTTCGTACTGCTCGTCGATGTTAGGAATTCCACACAAAATGCGGTACCCCGAAGGATCCGGTAACTGCTTGGCTTTGCGTTCGTCTGTGTCTGGCAGAGTACTTACTTCACCTTCTTCTGTAGCGATGGCGAGTTCAGTCATCGTCTTTTTCCATCCTTTCTGCGGTTTCAGTAATTAAGTTGTTGGTTATAAGAAGACCACGATAAACCCCAGCAGAGTGTCTGTACTCGCTAAAGTCTTTAGCCGTCCCTCTTACCATATCCTGCTCTACTACCTTCATTTCCTCTCGTATCTTGTCTGAAAGATACTTAAGTATGTCATTACTCATTCACTGCCTTTCTTCGGTGGTTTGGAACCTTGCGCCCTTTGCTGAGCGATTTGTGAGCCGAGTCTCATACCTTCTAACTCCATCTTGGTAGTAAGGTCGGCTTTGTCTTTTGCGGCTTTGGCACCAACTTGCATACCTGCAATCTCTTTCTGTGCCTCAATCCGTTGCTTCTCGATTTCAAGTTGATCTGCCTTTGCGGCGGCATCCAACTGATCTTTGGTGGTCTTGCGTTGCAGTTCGGCTTGTTTGATAGCCAATTCTGCTTGTTGCATCTGGACAATAGGATCTTGT